CTGTCTAGAGCTATTAATAGACTACCCTGATGAAAGTAGACGTTACCATTGTCCTCCCACTTACTAGTTGAGTAATTACTACTCAGTACCTGTATATTATCGCCTGGTAGCGCTACGCTGTGTTCATTATCGTATAATGCAAGGCGCGTTAACTCCATGTAGTTACTGATAATAGCTAGTGGAGGACTAATAGCCAGTCTAGCAGTAGATACTATGGGTTCTTGTAGGCGTGGCTCTAAATTATCAGTTATAAGTACAGGACACTCCTCTATATCGAGATCATCGAAGCTAACCTCTTGCATAGAGAATCGTATTATGAAGTTAAAGCAGGCCTGTTCATAGCCCCCCATTCCTCCCATAGTATGGGGTTTATATACACTACTAACCTCATAACCTATAGAGCTATGAGGTGTGCTAGTCTCCGCTTCATTATTAGGGAATATAGAACAAACGAGGCCCGGCTGTGTAGCTAGTCCCGCTGCCTGTCTCCAGTACTCTATATTCACTACGGCTCCAGTGACAGGGTGCTTTACTAATGGGTAGTAGAGTAGAGGGTGATTAGATAAATATGTGAATAGACAGCGGCTGATGTCGTATAGTGAGTTCTCTATCCTGAGATCTGTCATTTTAATCTCCTGAGACGGTCAAATACATCCTGGAGGCGTGGGCTCATATCTCCTGTAGTTACTCTAACTACCTTACCGCCCTTCTTATTAGAGTCTAGTATGGCGGCCCTATTCTCATTTAAGTTATCTTGCTTCTTAGCCATTATAATTAGAGAGCGGGGGTTCGTTGTATAGGCTGATCTATTGGCTACCTCATCCCCTACTCCTACCTCGAGTTTGCTAGGGAAGCCACCATCTCCTGCTAGTAGATCGATTATCTCTCTTATCTCAAGAGCTGATTCTCTAAAGGACGTGAAGGTTATGCCCGGCACGCCATCTCTATCAATATGTATAGCGCCTAGTACCCCAGTGTAAGGGCTTATAGAGTATGTAGCCTGTAGTAGAGTCTCTACTAGTGCCATAGGTGTTAAACCATTTACCTCTATGAGTAATGTATCGTCCGTATCTAAGAATGTATAACTCTCTTCTGTAGGTTGACTACTACTAATACGAAGTCGTACGGTTCCTTCTAAGGGGCCCGTAGTTCTGAAGTAAAACGTATTGAGCTCATAATCGGTAGTCGGTGTGGGCTCCATAGCCTTATAATTACCCTCCTTGACCTCGAGTATAAGAGAACGACTCCCCCATTCCCCCATAGAACTAAAGTCGGGTTCCGTACTATGGAGTAGCCCTGGGATGTGATACTCACTAGAGGCACGGGCTGCTATAGCCATGGCAGGTGTTATAGTAACAACTTCCCACCGTGCGTTGGGAGGGGCTGGATTTAGACCTGCTACTAGCGCTCGGTAGAATAGGCCATTATATCTGACTACATTACCAATAGCGTATGTAGTGCCTGCGGTCCACTCGCCTAGATAGCCTGGTAATATAGCGCTTAGTGCTATAGTATGGGCCGACATTATCACCAGCTCTTTACCAATAGTGGCATCGTGGCGCCGTACTCCCAGGCTCATACCTACCGTCTCGAACCATACAGAGGCCCTCGTGCGCTTAGGTAATTCATTCGGGAAATAACTCTTACTATCTATGTCTAGTTGCACAGAGCGGGGCCTCTTACTATTAGGGCCCACCAATAGGTTGGTGCAGTCTAGTGCGCCTAGCGTAGCATTATTAATAGCCATAGTAACACTAGATATGACGTCGTGAATAGTATAGCCATCTACCATAGGCACTATGACTTCTACTGCACTAGAGTTACTTACTACGTATCCATCGGTGGGGCCCGTTTTATTAGATAAGTAGAGATATACATAGCTATAGTTATCGCTATCTATATGTAGTGTCTCTAACTGTCGTACTGGTGAGTTGGGCCGGCTCGTATCTAGATTGATAGATGTGAAATCAGTATAGGACAGTGAGTCTAGGTTGAGGTTAAGTGCAAAGTAGAAAGTACGTTCCTTATCAGTATCTAGCTCTCGTGTCCCGTCTCCTGATACTAAACCATCCTTATAGAGAGTTATGATACGCTCTAGATCGGTTATAGCCGCCTTCTCTAGATTTTCCGCTAGCGTTATATTCTTAACATTAGCATCAATAGGAATGGAGGCTATTAGACGACTAGCAGTGAGAGTAGCTGCTATGGCCAGTAGACCCTCTTGGAATGGTCCGCTAGAATCACTGAGTATCTCGACTACTCGCTGGAATACTATGGGATACGTATCGCCGAATAGATATGTGTTATCCAGAGCGCGGGCTGCGCTCAGTATCAAGCCCATGCGCGGATAGGCCTGTTGCAGCGCTACAGCCACTACCTCATCCTGCCGTCGTCTATAGGCTGATAATAGAACACTGTGAGAGACTACCATATCGAGGAATGCCTCGCGGTTAGTCTCTATATAGGTGCGGATGGGACCACTCTGGCCAAAACTGTTCAATGTAACCTCCGGTTACTCAAGGTTCATTAGGGCATCAATAGTGCGCGCCTTACCGATGAAACGAATACCTTTTTCTACAGCTATATCCTTGATTTCGTTAGATGTCAGTTTTTCTAACTGGGCTCGTCTATCTAAATTAGCAGCATTAATGAGGGTAGGACTATTAACGGTGCTAACCTCAATCTCCTTTCCATCTGCTGTCAGGAAGACCGTAGTCTCGTCATCATCTTCATTGTAGATCTCAGGCTCTACGGGAGGCATACCGGACTCTCCTAACTCAGGAGCCTTTTCTTCAATAGGTACTAGAGGCTCTCCTGGTAAACCCACTGGGATATCATATACTTCGTAACTGATGAAACTCTCTTCTTGAGTAGAGACGCCGTGGGTAACCGCGCCTTCAATGTAATCGTAGTTAGCGCCCTCGCGGTTTACTTCATCCATTAATTCCTTATAGCCCTGTTGATACTCATCGAGATAGAAGTAATCTAGATGAATAGACTGCGGGCTAACTAGAAACTTGAGCTCCTCTTTCGCCTGTACATCATTAAGGTCGAAGTGAGGTCTATCTCCTGTGAAGTAAGCGCGATTTTTGCCCCCGAACTCATAGTCAAAGGGACTTAGAATGGTCAGTACTAATGTAGTCATATATTTGGAAAATGGATATCATATACAATTTAACACATTCCATAATATAAAACGCTAGGAGAAATCCTAGCGTTTTATATAAGCATCGCACTACTAGATTAAGCTTCTGTAGATAGTGCGGGAGATAGTGAGAGCATCAGATGGGCCTACAGTCACTTCAACTAGGTCAGTGGGATCAGCCCATTTAGTCAGGCGAGAGTCACCTGGTTTTCCGACCTTACGCATAGGAGCCTCATTCGCTAAGTAGATAGGATTGATGCGACCTAGTAATGCAGAGTCAGAACGAGTTAATACGCGCTGGATAGCTGGTTCGTTACCAGTCTGAGCAGACGCAGTAGTGCTGGGCATGTAATACTCAAACACAGAGACATGAGTACCAGACACAGCGTTGATGTTATTGATGTCAGCAACAACAGTACCCGCAGTGCCAGAGTTAGCGTTGCCAATGTTGGCGTAATGGAACGCAGTGCCGGGCTTAATTAAGAAGGATTTACCAGCAGTGTTATAGCGGGCTACAGCCTCAGCCTTAGTAAATACCTTACGGACTGCAGGGAACTCAGGTACCTGAGCGCTCAACTCGAGAAATGCAGTAGAGGTGATGTTCTCTAAGAGATTCTGGGATGCTGCATTGGTCTGGGGAATTACTTCCTTGAGAACTAGGCGCACGCCAGAAGGAACGAGAGGATAAGGAGCATAAGGACGGCTGGTACTCTTAGCTCGCTCTTCTTCGTAATTGTTGAAGGCTACAATATCAGCTGCGCTAGCCGATCCCTTGAATACGCGGTTACGCACATTATCGATACCACCAAGAGCAGCTACAGCAGCCTCGGCAGCGGGGCTGATGAATACCTCAGCGTAGGCCTCAAGATTAGCATCGTAGTTAACGAAGTAATTGACGCCAGCAGCAGCAGCAGCAGTTTTATCAGTAGGTTCTAAGTAACTGGGTACTGCGCTAATTACAAAGCGCTGTCCTTGTGCTACAAGAGAACCAAGAGCGCCGAAATCAAGAGATAAGCCATTGAGAGAAATAGGAATACCATCGAACTCGATGGTTCCACCAGTGAAGTTAATCGTGTCCTCGTTAGGAGAGGCCTGTACAGCTGCGGTGGGGGCGGTAGTTACCCCACCCAGCACATACAGCGTATCGTAGATCGGCTTACGCGCTCCAGGGAGAGCCTGCCAAACGTTGTGGATAGACATAGTTTAAAGATATGTGGGGGGTGAGGAATTATAAACCAGGGAAGAATAGGTCTCCTTGGATACCTAGACGCTCATTGATTTGCTGTACGGTACAGGGAGTTACATGGCAGACGCGATAGGGGAACTTGAAGTAGGGAAGACCCGCATTACCCATCTGAACCGCGATACCAGGTGCTGCCGGAGGAGGAACATCAGTAACAGTACGAGTCCATAAGCCGGGGCTATCAATGCTGTTTTCACTAGAGCAATACTGAGTTCTACCCGGTGCTTCTACGTTACCATTGCTATCGCGGAAGCTGACAGCTACAATTTTGTTCTTAGGCCATACGCGCTTCTCAACGCCATCAACTGGGTCCTTGTAGATAGTATCTACTACGTGAACGTTGATTCCCGCAATAGAGAGGATCTCGCCGCGGGTACCTAATACTAGGCCCATGCCAGTTCCTAATCCACCAGGAGGGAGGGGGCCAAAGGACCCACCACTGCCGCTGGAGTCAATTGTACTGTCTCCAAACACTGCGCCGAGCCTAGGGATAATACCGCCTTGTGCGAGACGAGCTTCTTCACACATGAGGATAACGTCACGCATCTCGGGACCCATATACATATCGGTGATATCCGATTTATTGGTATCCTTAAACCAACGGTTTAGTCGACGTGCAAAGTTGGAGAGAGCAAACTGAGGATCAGTAATAGGAATACCTGAACTGGGAGTACCGCCTGCGTTTAAATCAACGAGGTTACGGAATAAACGGGCCTCATTACGGCCACGGTAACCTTGGGTAGTGTTGAAGTTAAAGAAGTTACGCGCGGGGATGTACGCAGGGGCCTTAACACGAACTCCAGAACGAGGATCAGTGTAATTGATGCCGCCGAGCATCATAGCAGCCTGGAACACGTTCCAGGTTAATTGATGCTTCTGCATTTGACGGGTGAGTTTCTTCTCAATCTGTTCAGCAGCAGTAGCGCGTTCATTAGTAGTACCCTCTCTCACAGTGTTATTGAGTTGGGCATAACTCATGTACATCGATTGACGGATAGGAAGGGGTTGGTAGGATTGGCGATACACTGTATAGCCATCGTCATCAACGAATAGGTCAGGTGCACCCCATTCAACCACAGGGAAAATAGTATCGACGCCTTCGATGACGTGTTCAGCAATGACAATGCGCTCAGCAATAGTCTCATCGGGGAATACAGTGCTGAGAGGGGTCGCAGGTAACTTAGCGAGAATAGAGCGGGCTAACTCAGTGTATACAGGCTCCCGAGGGAACGTAGTGTTGTCTACTAAGTAGGGGCTGCTGATAAGCGCTTGAAAGTTGGGGCTCGGAATATCTGCCATATTAGTGGGAAGTTAGTAAATTAGGACTAGACCTTGGATTTCTTAGCTGAATCCCAGTTCTTCTGGGCTAGCTCGCGGAGCTGGGCTTCTA